AAAATCATCTAAAATATTAATACCAGTTATCAGCGTGAACTTAGAAAAGTTTAAAACTCTTTTTGACTCAAACGTTAAAGCGTTCGTGTCAGATAGACCGTGAGCTTTGTTGGTAGTAATCTTCCACTTGTTAGTGCCACCACTTGTGTCGTACTCTACATTTGTCACGATCACATCACTAGTTAAAATAGTATTAGGCGTAGTAGCGGTACTAGTTATATTCATACCTACTCTTACACCTATATTGTAAATAGAGCTACCAGCTCCTAATGCTATATGGAAAGTTGTGTTTGATCCTGGCGTGCCGGACACAGTTGTATCTACACCGAATATATCTACAAACACATATTTGTTAGTTTCTTTTACAGTGTCATATTCTACTATGTAATCTTTACGTGCGCTATTATATGATGAAGAGTCATATTGATCTCCACCGGAAACTAAATAGTAAATCTTATCTTTGCTGGCATCTGCTACAGAACCAACGATAGTATGTTTAACAGTTGATCCGCCGTATAGGTTTTGAGCAGCTCCAGTGCTGCTATAGTTAACAAGAGCTCTGCTTTTATTACTAAACAACGACTGAACAGTTCCTATGTCAGAACCGTCAGACGTAGATATCTGTATATTGTTTGCGTCTCTATACTCGCCCGGCGGGACAAGACGTTCGTCCATGTCCTTGTTCATGCGGGCTTTTGAGAAGTCTTTTCTCAACTCTGCCATATGTTAGTGCTTGATTATTTTAGAGCTACCTCTAAGTACTTGAGTTAATTCTTCTAGCTTAATATTTGAAAGCCTAAGCTTGGCTTTTCTTGTCTCAGCGAACTTCTCTCGCTTGAGTTGACCAAGCAAACCGCCTGGTGTATCTTTTCTCGCTGATAGCACTCCGTAAAGGATATGCTTGTAAATAGCTTCTTCAGCAAGCTTCGGTACTTCACAAGCCGTAAGATCAATACCAGCAGCGCTTGTAGATACGATACCGTCACTAATGTATTTGAGTACCACTGTTTTACCCGCTATGCTCGAGCTGAAGTGGAACTTACCTTGAGTTTCATCTACAAAGAACGTACCGTTTGCTTGAGCATACTGAGGCTCAATACCGTATCTACTACCAACTAAATCACCATATACATCATCGATTTCGTCAGCATCTAGATTACCAATATCATTAGCTGTTTGAGCTTTAAACTTATCGAAACTCTCAGAACCAAAGTTGCCGTCGCTGTCTGCCGCTGTTCTCGTTAGGTCGTCATTAGCTCCTGTCGTAGTAAAACCACCATAGCCTTGAACTGCTTCGTTGACGTCAAAAGGATTACCAGATTTATTAGTAGGATATAATCGGCGGAATATACCGCTATCATCAACCCACTGAAGGCTTACATAATTAACATAATCTAAAGGCATAACTAAAACCAAAGATGAAGGCACTTCAACCTCCAAGTCTTTAGTACATTTTAGAGTATCGTAGCTTAACTCTTGTAACGCGCGTATAGCATGGAAGTTTACATCCATACCTAACACGCCTTCACATATCTTACCTCTACCTACGTACGCCGCGTTAAACGAAGCGATAATGTCACTCAGTGGAACATATCGATAATTACCAAAGTCTGGGTTTGTATTATCGTAATATGCTTGAGGAGCTGATTTAATTATACCCATCTATTACAGTTTTTGATTGTTGTTCTCGTTAGCTGTTATCTGAGAAGCCACGTCAAGTAGACCAGGCTTGCTTATTACAATACCAGCTAGACCAAGAATAATATTTACTAGAGTATCTTCTTCAGATACGTGTAGCTCAAAATCTACAGCTACGTTTGAGTTGTATAAAGCTTTTTCGTTTACAACTACATAAGCCCACTCAACGATCTTTGGCTTTCTAAAACACTCTATGTTTACGCCAGACGTTTTATTAGCAAAAGTACCATCAGCTGACGGACCAGCATAAACAAGCACGTCTTGGCCTGAGTTATAACTGTCGATATAAACTGGGCTTTGATTTTGTGTAGTGCTGTAGTGTCTCACTGATTGAGACATGCGGTTCAGTTCGTTAATCGATATCTTGCTGCATACTTGACCGTTGTAGAAAATATTACCTGTCTGATATATGTTATATGTAACACTGTCAGCGGTTATTGTAGCTGGATATGTAGTTCCACTTGTTACAGTCTCTACGCTTAGAAAAGGTCTAAGCTTTAAATCTATTAGTTCGCTAATATCAGTCTCGTCAACCTCAGCTGTCCTATCTGGCTCAGCTCTTTCTCTCTGATTCTTAGCATAAAAATAAGACTCAAATATTTGCATTTGAGCCTGGTTGGCAAGCAAGTTATATTCCTGTGGTGTAATATAACCTCTCTGCTCTTTATTAGCAAGAGCTAATACTCTTTGATATACCGTGTCTACACTTACTGCCATAATTCGTTTTTAAAGTATAGTGACCGCCCCGAAGGGCAGTCACATTACTAATTAGTTTAATCTTTTTTCGATATTAGAGTAAACCTCCATACCTTCATCAGTCTTGAACCATTGTGCTAGAGCAGAATAAGGATGCTCGTCAAACGGAACAGTCATGAGTTTTCTATTGTTAGAACTCCAGATAAAGTATCGTTGATCATTAGATAGCTTAATGATACCCATCTCAACAGCTCTGATACCAAAGTTTCTCAACTGTACGTTATCATCTTTCGCNAGTTCTAAGAACAAAGTTGGATTCTTACGTGCAAATAGTAAAGAATCTCGTTTAAGCTCCTTAGAACTCATCTCTGATACCTTAGATCCAATCTCTACACGCATAATAGCTTCTATGAACTCAATGTCTAGCGATCTAGCTAAGTCTAGAGCTTCGATTTCCATCTCTAGAATATCTAATTCATTAGCAGCTATTTCAACTGGCTTATATTCGTAAAACATTGACCCATTATGTGGATGGTACAATGATAACATCTTTTGTAGAACTGTTTTGTTTTTAGGAACAAATAAAGCACCGTTTCTAAATATGATATGTGAAAGTCTTTGATCACCTTTCATTTCATCTACGAAGCAAGTTCTTTGATTTTCACAATACTTAAGTTCTCTTTCGTATCCTTTTTCTTCGTCAAACCAGTATACACCTGTTGATCTAATTGATCTAGATAAAGGTTTTTTATTACCAGTTAGATAATAAACTCTATCTTTAATCTCCCAAGTATTTTTTGGTTTCTCTTCTACAACTAGAGTTGGTTTAGGTTGTGGTTTTGGAGCTGGTGCTTCAGCAACAACTACTTCTTCTACCACTAGAGGTTCTTCTACAACCTCTACTTCTTTTTTCTTTTTAGCCATAATATAATATAATTAAATAATATAAAACTACCCCACCCGAAGGTGAGGTAGTTTCAGTCAGTATAGTATTAGTTTAACAACATGAAGTTGTTAGCGCCTTGAACTACTAAGCAACGCTCAGATAGCATGTGAAGCTGCATTGCGTCAAGCGCAGATGTAGCAGCACCTACTGAACCAGTCACCCAAGTCTTCATGCGACGGTCATCAGTTTGAGAAGCTCTGTAACGTACGTGTAGGAACGGACGCTTAAGGTTTCTACCTAACTGCTGATCGTATACAGTTGAAGTACCAGCTGGGACAATAACACCGCGAATAGCAGCAGAACCAGCAGTAGCGTTAATACCTCCACGAGTAGCTTGATCGTTTAAGTAACGGAAGTCAGACTTGTAGAAGTCGTAAGATCCGCGACGGAAACCAGAGAAGCCAAGGTTTAGAGCCATGTCTTCGTCGTTATCAAATACTCCGTAAGAAGTACCACCAGCACCGTATGAGTTCATAGATGCAAGCATATCGTCAATAGCTAGAGAAGTTGCACGGTTAAGGAAAAGCATGTTTTCCTCAATAGCACCTTGCTTATCGAACTCAGCTAGAATAGCGTCAAACTCAGCTAGGTCAGTAGCAGCGTTAACACCAGTGATACCAGAAGATAAGTTACCGCGATCTTCGATAGCAGCAAATAAACCTTCAGTACCGATAGCATCACCGTCACTACCAAGGAAAGCGTCAGCGTCGTTAGAACCGCTACCTTTGATACCTTCAATACAAGCCATTTCTAGGTAATCAGTGAAACGAGCGCGAGTGTCAGCTTCAGCCTTTAGGTACCAAAGGTATCCTGATTGACCGTCTTCAGCAGCTACTTCTACCCAACCAATACGAGACGCATCTGATCCAGATACTTCGTAGTAGTCTTTGATAATGATAGGCTTGTTGCTGAAAGACTTGAACGTAGGCTCGTTAGCTCCACGCTGGTCTGTAGCAGCAGCAGCAGCGCTGTTGTAGTTAGTCCCCTTTGCAAACTCAGAACCGTACACAAGTAGTGTAGTAGCGCTAGCAGTTTCAGAAAGACCCGTACAGTCAGCAGCATCATATGGTTCAACTTCGATAGCGGCACCATCTACTTCAGTAACAAGAGCCTTAATAACTTTGTTATTAGAAGCTAAGATTACAGTATCGTTAACACGTACACCGTGAGTAGTAGTGATTGCGTTACCGTCGATATCAGTAGTACAAGTGAACTTACCACCGTTACCTCCAGTGACACCACCGTCAACATCCATTGTACCTTTGTATGAAAGGTGTAAACGACCTTGCTCAGACCAAACAACTTGGTCAGCAGTCATCGCTTCTTCAGCTCCAACTTGTGAAAGGAAACCAGAGATTGTTCTTGGACCGAACACCTCAGCTTCTTTCTCCATTAGATCTGGTACATATTGCTGCGCCCAACCTTCGTTGGCTGTAGCAGCTAAATCTAAATAATTTGATGATAGCGTCACCTTCTGTGGTGCTAATACGCTATTTAAATTACCTCCTGCAGTAATTGCCATAATTTCTTAATTTTACTTTTTGTTTTTAATTTTAAATTTAAAAGAGCTTGAATCATCGCCTAACACACGAACTTTAATACCACCCGCTTCAACCGCACCATGCGATTGTCTTGGATCCATATTAACATTTTTAGACTTAGCTACTGTATCTTTTAAAGCATCAGCCTTTCCTTGTTCGTAGAAGTGTCTAGCGATAGCATCCGCGTTCATGGCTGTAAAAAGACTCTTGTGATAACCATTTGCATCTTCCATCGTATTGTCTTCGTTTAGAAACTTTCTAACGAAATTGTTGATGTCGCTCTGCGTGTCTTTCACTTGGTCAGTATTTTTAACTGAGTACCTGTATGTTTTATCTCCGACGTTATAATCAAAACCTTTGAAACTGTCGTTAAAAACCTGATTGGTCTTCTTGTTAAAAACTAACTTCTGTCTTTCTGCAGTCTTCTGCGTTTGCTCAGACTCTTTATTGTATCGGTTGAAAAAATCAATTGCCTTCTGCTGCTCAGGAGTGAGCTTACTTCCAGCTTTAATCTCTTCGTAGTATTTAGACTTTTGCCCGTCTAAGTAGGCTTTAGCCTCAGCAACTTGCTCTTTTCGGGCTAATTTCTTTCGTTTAATATCTCTGTCGTCATCTATTGATTCATCATAAGCAAATTGATCTTCCATTAGAAAGTCAACTTCATCTGATGATAGATGCGGTTTAGTTCTTTGGTAGTACTCTCGTAGAGCGTCTTGATCATCGATATCTTGAATATCACGGTTTAATCTAACGTAATCTTCGAGATCACCACCTGTATCTGCCATGAAATCAAGTAGCTTCTGAACGTTCTCTGGTAGAGGTTCGCCACTAGCTTCAGCTTGATCTATAGCTTCAACTACTTCTTCTTTAAAATCCTGTACGTCTTCATCAGTTACCTCTTGTAGCGTAGCGTTTTCTTCTACAGCTTCAATAACTGGCTCTTCAGTTTGCTCTACAACTTCTTCCACAACCTCTTCAACTTGAGGTTCTTCAGTAGTTGGCTGCGATAAGTCTACCTTAATAACATTAGGGTCATCTTTACTTTCGAACTTTTCTAAGTCTAACTCAGGTTGTTCTTCAACAACTTCGTTAGTCTCTTCAACCTCAGACGTTTCTTGCTCGACCTCTTGGATTACATCCTCAAGATCTGTTTGTTTGTTTTCTTCCATGATAAAATATTATATAATTAATTTCCTATTTGTGGGTTGAACTTGTCTAAACCCACTCCGCTTCCAAGTATATCATTACCTGAAGACTCGAATTTTTTAGCTTGTTCTTGCTTAACTTTTCCGTCTTGCTTAACTTGCTCTAATTTCATTGCTTGGCCACGCTCTTGATCACGTAGCTTTTGGTTTAACTCAAACTCAAACTGCATAAGCTCTTTCTTTAGTCTTACCTCAGCTTCTAGCTGGTTTAATCTACCTTGAGCTCTTACTTGCTCGAGTTGCATGTCCGCTTGAGTTTTTGCCTGATTTTTCTGTACCTCAGCTTGAGCAGCGGCTTGTTGAGCTTGCGCGTTCGCGTCTGCTTGCGCCTTGATGTTTTCTTGCTGGATCTTTTGATCACGTTCTTGTTTTTTCTTGCGCTTAATTTTCAACAGTTGATTAGCTAACCTTACGTTTCTAATCTCACGAATATCAATAGCATCGTCTAAATCTATTAGCTGTTGACCTAGCGCTGTTTGTATATTGTTTTCAAGAAGTTGTTTTTCTTCTTCGTCTGGCATGAGCTCGATAAATATACCGAAGTCATATAAGTACAGCTCAGACATTTCTTTTAACGTAGCTGCGTTGTGTGCGCCAATAGACTGAACAAACGCGTCAGCTGTTGGCGAATACTCTAATACGTCAGATATTCTAAGAGATAATGACTCAGCAACTTCAGATGTTAGGTACATTGAACCTAACAGAATATGTCTAGTAGCTACATTTGAGTTTGCAGCAGCTAGCTTCTGAACACCTACTAAAGACTTCGGATCTGGCATACTGCCATCTCTAGCTTCGTTAAGACCCGTTACGTCACGAATCATTTGTAGGTAGTAGTTGTACGTACTAATCAAGCTACCGATCTTATCTTGACC